CTGGTGGGTTCTGGAAAGTATATCGGAATCATCGACTCAGGCCGTGTTCTCTGCATCGACAATACAACAGTGCCGTATTCCGTCTCAGAGCGCACCGAAGCAGGACGGCTCATAGCAGACCGCTATCAGCTTTGCGATTTCAATACGGATAGATTTTTCTATGCCCGTGAAGGCAGGAATACGTTTTCTGTGAGCCACGACGGCACGAACGGCCTTGATGCAACGGTGGAAGTGAGGGTTTATTATGCGTCCGTATAACGTAGAGATATTTTCCAGAGATTTCACGTTACGGCATCATACCAATGTCAATTACGTGAATATCGAGGAGGATTATCTCTCCCCGCAAAATAACAACCTGACATTGCTTATCGGCGATGGAACTATCAGCGAGGGAGACTACATTTGGATTACAAGGTCGGACACTGCAGAAAAGTATTTCGGCGTGGTTACGGCCGTCAATGTGGTCTCCCCGCTGGAAGTCAAGGTCAGCTTTACAACGTTTTTGAACGGAATCTTTGAAACGAGGATTCTGTTTGATACGGACCTGCAGGGACAGGGAACGTTGGAAAGTGCGCTTGCCAGTATCATAACGGCGAACTGGATAAGCACGTCAGACAGCACGGAACGGATTCCTGGCTTATCGTGCGCAACGACTTCCAGCACATCGTCATGGGGATTCAATCTGAAATCGGAAAAGGAAAAGATGCACCATTGCATTATTAACTTCTATGATTCGATAATCGCGCCGGCGATGAAAAAGTACCGTGTCCGTATGGTGGCCGTTCCGAATTTCCAGACTAAATCCATCGTGCTTTCCATCGGCACGAACGCTGACGATGTGTTCCTTATTGACGCTGACCTGCCGAACGTGCTTGAACGCCAGATTACCATCATGGAGACGGACGACACGACAAACAAGCTGGTGGTCTATAACAAAGAGGATTACAGCCAGAGCCGTACCTACTATCTCCATCCTGACGGCACCTACAACATGGCCAACAGTAACCGAATCTTTCCCGTCGTGCGTATGATCAAATCCACCGAAGCGGAATATAACACGGATGATACGGTGAAAAAGTCGTTCGCCACGATGGCGGACGAAGAAGCTGCGGACCTGTTCGGCGGTATCTCATACAACAACAATATTGAATTAAAGGTCCTGAAAGATGACGCTCTAATCCATCCCCTGACAATGGGAATCGGTCAGAGGGTCGTCATTTACAATCAGGGCAAATCTCATAACTCGATCCTCACGGCAACGAAGATTGAGGACAACATCGTAACACTCACATTCGGCACAATCCGTCTTGACTTAACCAAATTGATCAGGAGGTAAATCATGCCAGCAATTTTACATACACTGACGGGCCATGAACTGCCCGCCACCGACCATGCCATTGAAAACGTCGCTTCACTCGGAACGGCAAACGGCATCCTTTACGGGATGACCGTAACGGCGGTCGATAACACTATCATCATCGGAAACGGCTACGGCATGATTTGCGGCCGCTTATTTGAGGTGCAGACAGAGACGCTTGAGGTCGTACTTCCGGCGTCAATCAGGCAGGGACAGGTTATCGTTACTCTGGATCTGTCGCTCGAAGACCCGTTAACTATCACCTATGACCTGACTGGAGCCAGCCTGATACAGACCGCAGACGCTGTCTTTACAGACGGAATCTACCAGTTACAGCTGTGTGCCTTTACTGCATCATCTTCGGAAGTATCAGACCCCATCATCACCTGCCAGACGCTTAAAGGTATCGGCCTTGTGACTTCCGGCACGTACATCCAGCAGAACAAGACCGTCAGCCAGAATCTGAAATATCTGGATACGGCTGTCAAGAATCAGGCGCTCCGTGCCGGCACGACACCGCAGATGTACATGCTTGAGGTCGGACACGTTACGGCAAGTAAAAAAGCGGTTGTCTGCGGTCTGCATCTGGGCAGGCCGATAGCGCCTGAGATTAGGTCGATACGGGTGCATGGGTGCTATGCGACTATCCGCCAGAATGGTGCTTACATTTACGGAAGTGCCAGCGGCAGAGCGCCGATTAGCCCCGATGAGTGTTCTGTTGCTATTGACGGAAGCGGGAATGTCCGCCTGACATGGAGCCATGCATCTGTAATTAATGCCAAAGCGGTAAATAATGATGTATGTACGGTCGATTTGCAGATTCGGTTAACACTGATGACTTGAGGAGGTAAAGGATATGAATATCAGTTGTATCGTTGATGTTGCCTCCAGAGAGGTATCTTTTCAGGAAAATTACAGAATCGCAGCTTATGATCATAACGTAGATGTGATTCATTTTTCCGTAGAACCGATTGAAGATTTCAGTCTGGACACTTCTTCCATCAAAATCGCCGCCCAGGGCCCCAACAAAGCCCGGCACGACTACGCCGTAGACCCGTCCACCGTGGCTATCGAGGAAGAGACCGGCTACATCACATTTGATTGGCCTATCCCTGCCGGCGTGACGGAAATGCCCATCGGGACGTTCAAGTACGGCGACAAAGGTCAGCTTATCTTTGCTGTCTGCGCAGAGATTATCAGCGGTGACACAGTATCCAAAGCATGGCACTCTGATGACGGAATCATAACCGTTGTGGCTCACTTAGAACCCGAAGCAGGCGGCGGAGAAGACCCGGAAGAGGAAGCTACGAACGCACAGAAGATTGGACAGCTTCAGACCGATGTTGCGGTCATTAACACGCAGGTCGGTGCTCTTGCGAATGGTTCTCCCACTCCAGTTGCTACCGTAGCAGAAATGACGGACGAATCTGCGGTCTATCTGTACACTGGTTCGGAGACAGGGTACACAGCAGGGAACTGGTATTACTGGAGTGGTTCTGCATGGACATCCGGCGGTACATACGGCGGAGCAGTCACAGATACCACACTGTCTATCAGCGGTGCGGCGGCGGATGCAAAGGCTGTAGGGGATGCACTTGCGGGAAAAGCTGACGATACCGATGTCACGGCGCTTGATACAAGGGTGACAGCACTGGAAGAGGGCGAAAGCGGCGGATGGGTAAAAGGCATCGGAATTGAAACGCTCATATCTTTGACGCAAAGCGAATATGATGCGATTCAGACCAAAGACCCTGCAACCCTTTACATAATAACTGACGAAGGCGGCGGAGGCGGACTCCCGTCTTATCGTGTCACAAATGCGCTTACCCATATCACTACAACCAACAGCACCACATCTGTATTGTACGGAAATACCTATTCCGCCACACTTATTCCGGACGAAAACTATTTCATTGACAGTGTAAGTATCACGATGGGCGGCGTGAATATCACCAACAGTGTGTATAACAATGGCGTGATTAGTATCCCCTCTGTTACCGGGAACATTGTAATAACCGCCGTTGGAGATACTTCTCTTGTATCTTTACCGTACCTTGAATCTGACGGAAGTGCTTATGTTGTTACTGATTTCGTTCCGGATAAAACTGGTCTTGTTTATGAAGCAAAGCTGAAAAACATTAATACTTCCGATGGCCAGTATTATTTCGGTGCATTTAAGTTTCAATCCGAACAGCTCGGCGCGCGTGGTTATGGAAGCGGCTGGGTGAATGTGGTTCATGATGGCGTTAATGCAGATTTTAAAATCGGTGCTACGAACGTTGCACATACATTAAAGAGAACACCAACTGCGTTATATTGTGACGATTTCGATACTCCCGTTAAAACAGTTTCCGCAGGAAGCGCAATTTCGACCAATCCGTTTTCTGTCTTTGCGAAGCACGATGGTACAGGCGTAGCCGCTTATCGACTTTATTACATTAAAATTTATGACACAGACGGAACAACACTCCTGCATGAGTATGTTCCTGCAGAGCATAACGGTGCCGCTTGTCTCTATGATTCTGTTACTTCAAAATATTTTTATAATGCAGGTACGGGAACATTGACTTATGGCACAGAGTTAATGTCGTAAGGGGGTAAAGAGATATGGCAAAAATGTATCTTGGAGATGTTGAGATAACGTCTGGTTCTCCTGTTGTCAACGTCACATCCTGTGCGAAAAAATACAATAGTGTTGAGTACAAGGAGATTGGAGACAAAAAATACCGTCTGATTTTTGATGAGAATTTTGATTCTCCGTTTTTAGACAAAAACGTGTGGACAGACAACTATTTGATTTCCAGAGTAAATCCACGGTATTTAACCTACGGTAAGCACATGGTTAATGATGGTAAATTATCGTTAGTGGTTGAGCCTAACAGCACTGTAAAAAGTGGCATAGGAGACTTGTCCGAAGCCACAAATCCGCTTGCGGTATCTGGAATACAGTCGATAGAAAAAAACGCTCTGCATCTTATTTCGCCTGTGAATCATGACGTAAATCCTTATTATGGATTTATCTGTCAAGAGGGATACTGGGAAATTCGATGCAAATGCCCGATCGGAAGCGGTGTCCATTCTGCTTTTTGGCTCGTCGGTGTGCAGGACAAAATCTCCCAAAGATATGAAGTTGATATCATTGAGTACAAGGGGAACACTCCCACACAGTTTCCTCACGGCTCACATAATAACGGGAATGAAGCAGATGTGACAGAAAACTATCCATCTAATTACACGCAAATGAGCCATAATCTTTCTGATGAATACCACACCATCGGATGGTTATGGGAGTCTGACGGAATGACATGGTTTCTTGACGGCGTCCAGTTGGATTATTTACCCGCAACCATGCCGCAGTACCCTATGGGCATTATCTTGGCGTTGTATCAGCGGAAATACGGAAGCGGATGGACAGGCCAGGCTGATGATACCCTTGGAACTTTGTCGTTTGACATTGACTATATTAAGGTTTACAAGCCGTCTGAATACGAGCTTGAGGCGGTATCGTGTACAGGACAAGACCCTATTTCTATTAGCGTTGGGGACACTTATTCCATCGACAATGATTTCGGCACATTGACAGATATGCCGTCTTATTGCCGAATGAACTGGAATGACGGAAGCAAAACGGAACATCATGTCAAATGGGAAATCATCACCAATGCCATTAAAAACAAACTGGATAACAGGATACCTTTTGTGTGGAACGGTTATGTTGATGACATCGGATATTCTGTGTCGGCAAATATCACATTTGCGGAGTAAGGGGGTGAGCGCATGGACAAAGAAATGAGCCGTGGAGATACGATGCACATGACATAATTCACAACATCAAAAGCACCACTCACACCCGACATGTGGGCAGAGGAGACAACAATCATGGATTTTATAACATCATTTTTACTCAGCTACAGAACAGAAATCGTAGACGAACTGCACTACAGCCATACATACTGGATTTTCTTGCTCCCTTTGGTGATGATTGCGACTGATGTTGTTTCTGGGTGGATACAGGCAACTATCAATTCCACATGGGACAGCACAAAGATGCGTAAAGGCTTATTCCGTAAGGGCGGAGAAATGCTCGTCGTCGTGGTGGCATGGCTTATTGGCATCGCTATTCCGCTGGATTTCAATATCGCCTTTTTCTTTAGCATCTATATCGTCCTGATGGAGACAGTTTCCGTCATTGAGAATCTTGACCTTGCAGGTATCCCTATGCCTGTGTGGATTATCAAACGTCTGAAAAAGACCATGCAGGATATGACGGATGGGACGGATAAATAAATATGATCATGGGAGTCGGGGAACCGGCTCCCTTTTATTTTTGGAGGATAACAATGGCGCTAAAAGTCATCGATATTTCCTACTACAACACAATTACAGACTGGAGCAAGGTCAAGGCTTCCTGTGATGCGGTCATCATACGATTAGGGTATAGAGGATGCACATCGGGCAAGATTGTCTATGATGAGATGTTTAAGACGTTTCTGGACGCTTGTAAAAAGTATGGGATTCCGTACTCAATCTATTTCTTCCCGACCAGTATCAGCGAATCCGAAGCGGTGGAAGAAGCACAGTTTATCATCAATGCTATACGTACGTATAACATGAAGCTGTCTCTGCCTGTATTCCTGGATTCCGAAGTGGTCAAACGT